CTCGGCTTTAAGCTGGTGGTGGTCTGTGACGACAGTACACAGGATTATCCGACGAAAACCGACCTGGGCGGCCGCAGTCATTTACTGGTATCAACGGAGTAAGCATGTCACAGAACTGGATGAGACATTTCGAGCTGCAGCTCGTGGATGAGAACGGGCAGGGTATCGAGCTCAGCGATTTTAAAGTGACCTTTACGATCGACTGGTTCAACATCAGCAGCGCGTCACGGGTGGGAACATTCAAAATCTACAACCTCTCGGCAGATACGGTGAACCGCATCACCGGGCAGGAGTTTTCGAAAGTGCGGCTGATTGCCGGTTACGACGGTATCGCGCCGGAGGTATCGGCAAGCGATGTCGGGACCGTGCGCGAAGTCGATGCGGCGGACGTGGGCCAGAGTGATGGCCGGAACTACGGTCTGATTTTTAGCGGCGAAATTCGCTACTCGGTCACAGGAAAAGACAGCCCGATTGATTCCTACGTCCTGATTCAGGCAGCTGATACGGATCTGGCGTTTGCCACCAGCATAACCTCGCAGACGCTGGCAGCCGGTTACACGGTAGCAGACGTGAACCGCGCGCTAATGAAAGACTTCGAGGCCAAAGGCGCGACCGAAGGTCTGACGCCTGAAATGCCTGCTACCGTATTCCCCCGGGGCCGGGTGCTGTTCGGCATGACACGGCATCTTATGGATAACGTGGCCGGGCAATGTGGCGCAACATGGCAGTTCGTGGACGGACAGCGCCAGATGGTGGCGAATAACGAGTATGTTCACGACGCGATTGTGCTCAACAGCGCCACCGGGCTTATCGGTATGCCGCAGCAGACTATCGGCAACGGCGTTAACGTCCGCGCGCTGATTAACCCCAACATCCGGGTTAACGGGCTCATTCAGCTGGATCAGGCTTCGGTATTCCGCACCGCGCTGTCGAACAACGATATCGCGATGGCTGGTGGTCGCATCACCGACCAGAATACTGACGGCAATATCACGCTCAGCGGCACCACGGCGCAGCCTGCAAGCATCGCAACGGATGGCGTTTATATTGTGCGCGGGATTATGTACACTGGCGACACAAGGGGCCAGGCGTGGTACATGGATATGATGTGCGAAGCGCGTGGCGCGCAGGATATGCCATCGAGCACCGCATTGCAGAGGGGGTTATAGAAATGAAACGATGGATTTTTTCATTGCTGGCGTTAGCGTCTGTTGGCGCAAGTGCAAACACCATAACGATGCAATGTGGTAACTTTCGTATGGACGCGATCCCTGATTCATTGTTTAAAATCAATGGCGAAACCGTAACATCCCAAAAGGTTAAAATGTTGGGCAAAGACGGTACAGGCATGCAGATCAAAATGGGTCTAATGCCTGCTAAAGATGGCAACAACTATGGGTTTGAGTATATCCATCGCCCGGGTACCGAAACGCGTTTCCTGAACGTCCAACTGCTACAGAACAGCATGGATGCGCCGAGAATCATCGGATCTTTCCCGTGTAAGAAAGTTGCTGGGTGAAGAGAACCTGAACGCTGTCTCATCTGAAAAACAACAAAACGTGCTCTAAAAACTGTCGTTTTTTGAGGCTAGCGATTACACTGCTCTAACTTTTTGATGGTGAATTGCCATTGATATGCACCCCCATAAAAGCCAGGAATAACTAAAACATGAGCTTAGCGCAGCCAAAATCAGGAGAACTGTTAGATCTTCTGACCCCTTCATTAACTAAGGGTGAAAATCTTCTGAGTGAATTTGAAGTACATCAAATCATTCGTGAAGCTAAGAAAATCCCGGAACGTTATCAGGGGCTATCGATTGAAGGCTTAGCTAAGCTTGTTCTTGGCGAAATCGAAGAGGGGTGCTCTCTCTGTGAGCAAGGGTTAAGACTCGCTCCTAACGATTCAGTTTCTTTCTGTAACTATACGATAGCGCTGCGAAACTTGGGTTTGCACGCTCGCCAGTACGCGATGATTCAGAATGCGGCCAACTCACTTAACCCAACGATACTGGCTGAAGTTGCTACAATTTCTGCATACTGGGCTGATATCGATTTGCTTGAAAAGGTGATGCCGATGCTGACTGCTATGGAAGTGCCTCGCCCTGAAGACATGGCAAAGTGGTATGACACACTTGATTACCTGCACACCCATCAGGAGCATGCTCAGGATCTTAAAAAAATTGGGCAACTTATGCTGAACGTATCTGATAAATATCGCGTTCGCCTGGCTGGTGCCCATGCTTTTTATGTAATGTCTGAGCTTGATACATTGTTTGTGGAAGTCAAAACAGACGATCCATCGCTCCTGTCGCAGATGAACAATGACCTTGCTGATGAGATTATCATGGCTGGTCTTGCGGACTCAGAATGTGTCGGATGTTTTGAGGCGGGGGAACTTTAATGTCGGTTGAGCATACTTGCTTCCTTGAACTGGCGAAGCACTCCCTGACTCTAAACGGTGAGATGTGGACAAGAAACGCTATCAGCCGAGCATATTATGGCATGTACCATTCCGCCTTAAGGATCACCAATAATCTTGTACCGACTGCTACAGAAGATGGTGAAAAATTAAAAGGTGGAGTTCACATGCGAGTCTATACCGTCTTTTGTAGCGGTGAGGCAGCAGCACTGAACGATGTTGATGTTAACGCAGTAAAAAAAATCGGCGTTAAACTGAAAATGACGCATGCCCAACGTGTTAATTCTGATTACAAGCTTGAACGGAAAATCAACCGGATTACCGCGATAAGTGCAATTCAGGACGCGGAAGAGGTCGATGCAATCGTTAATAAACTGCTGAAGGTTGGCGATGATTCGTTAACTGCATAAGCTGAAATTTCTCAAAATACAAAACCCGCCACCCGGCGGGTTTTTTGCTTTCTGGAGCCTACAAAATGGCAGTATCTGACCAGACCCGCAGCGGCGATCTTGCCGAAACATTTAAATCTGAGCGGGAGACAACAAAGAACCAAATCCGCGTCGCTTTGCCTGGCATCGTTCAGTCATTCGATCCCGGCGCGGTGACGGCGGTTGTGCAGCCTGCGATCCGTTCGGTTGAAACGGATAACGACGGCAACCGCGTTACCAAAAATTACCCCCTGCTGGTGGATGTGCCGGTGATATTTCCGCGCGGGGGCGGCTGCACGCTAACGTTCCCTGTGAAAGCTGGCGATGAATGCCTGGTGATTTTTGCCGATCGCTGCATCGATTTCTGGTGGCAGAACGGCGGGGTACAGGAGCCTGTTGACGACCGGGTGCATGATTTATCGGATGCGTTCTGTATCGTCGGGCCGCAGTCGCAGGCGCAGAAAATCAGCGGTATCAGCGGCAGCGCGGTTGAGCTGCGCAGCGACGATGGCAGCACCAAACTGAGCCTTAATCCTTCAAGTGGGGCTATAGCCGGTACCGCGCCGGGAGGGTTCAACCTGAACGGCCTGAAAATTCTGTCTGACGGCCGCCTGCAACTGGTGGATGGCTCAATCGTTGATAAGCATACGCATGGCGGCGTGGAAAGCGGCGGCAGCAATACAAAACCTCTGGGAGGATAATTATGCGATACCGACGTGAGGACGACGACGGGGATTACACTTTTGGCAGCGGCGATGATACCTGGCTGATTAACTCACCGGAGGCCGTCGCGCAGGCTGTGAAAACGCGATTCGAATTGTGGTATGGGCAATGGTTTCTCGATACCACAGAGGGCACTCCGTGGATTCAGTCCGTTCTCGGTAAGCAGAAGCCGGAAACCTACAACCTGGCGATCCGCAAGCGCATCCTCGAAACGCGGGGCGTTAAATCCATTCTCTCTTTCAATACGACAGTGAATACGACGACGCGCCGCGTCCAGTTCTTCGCTGAAATCGACACTATATACGGAACAACGACAGTTACCAGCGAGGCATAAATGGCCCTCAATTTGGACACACTCGGCTTATCGGCAACGGTAACCGCTGAGGGGATCAGTGCGCCTGATTACCAGACGATACTTGATACCCTGACGAGCTATTTCCAGCAGATTTATGGCAGCGACGCTTATCTGGAACCGGACAGCAAAGACGGCCAGATGGTGGCGCTGGTGGCGCTGGCTATTCACGATGCCAATAACACGGCCATTACCGTTTACAACTGCTTCTCACCTGCTACCGGGTACGGCGCAGCGCTGACCAGTAACGTGAAAATTAACGGTATCGCTCGCAAAGGGGCGACGAACTCCACCGTGGATCTGCTGCTCACCGGCACCGCAGGGACAACCATTACGAACGGTACCGTGAAAGACACCAATAACGTGATCTGGCGTCTTCCTGCCTCGGTAGTGATTGGCGTTGACGGTACGGTGACGGCAACTGCCACCTGCTCAAACAGCGGCGCGGTCGCAGCGCTGGCGGGGACAATTACTACCATCAACACGCCGACCCGAGGCTGGACATCAGTAACCAACCCGGCAGCGGCCACCGTAGGCGCTCCGGCAGAAACCGACGCAGAGCTGCGCATCAGGCAGGGGCAGAGCGTTGCGCTGCCCTCTATCACACCATTTGAAGGCGTCGATGGTGCGATTGCTAACGTTGCTGGCGTGACACGTCACAAGCTCTACGAGAATGATACTGGCGCTACCGATAGTAACGGGCTGCCGCCACATTCTATCTCGGCCATCGTGGACGGCGGGGACGTGACCGACATTGCCCAGACTATCCGGGGTAATAAAGGGCAGGGAACGGCGACCTACGGGACTACTTCTGTCACGGTACCGGACACCTACGGCAATCCACATGTGATCAGTTTTTCGCGTTCGACTGATGTTCCGATTTACGGGCATATCACACTGAAAGCCTTTACGGGCTACACGTCGCAAATTGGCGTACAGATTCAGCAGGCCGTCGCGGATTACATCAACGGGCTGACGATCGGTGATTCTGTTCTGCTGAGCCGCATTTACTCCCCGGCTAACCTCGGCGTGGTCAGTGGTGGCAGTGCACGCTATTACGACATTCAGGAGCTGCTGATAGGCAAATCTGCCGGAACGGTAGCGGCGGCTAATATCAATATCGCCTACAACGAATCAGCGTCCTGTAAGCCGGAAAATATTGTTCTAACGGTGACGTCATGAGCAAGTACACAGACTTAATCACCAACTACCACGCCACCAGGCCGAAATATTTTGATCACATCGACCTGAGCACCCGGCCGCTGATTGACATCACATCAGCTACCCGGGGGCTGGTTAGCGCGTTTGACATCGATACAGCGGTAGGCGTCCAGCTTGATACCCTCGGGCTCTGGATCGGACGTAGCCGCATAGTCAGCCAGCCGATAACGGGTGTTTATTTCAGCTGGGACACCGACGGGCTCGGATATGACCAGGGCGTTTGGCAAGGGCCGTATGATCCGGATTCAGGTTATACGTCGCTGAGCGATGACACCTACCGCATCATTCTGAAAGCAAAAATCGCTATCAACAACTGGGATGGCCGCAACGACTCCCTGCCGCCCATTCTTGACGCAGCGACTGCAGGCTCTGGCCTGAAGATGCAGATCGTCGACAACCAGGACATGACGATTTCGGTCTGGGTATTCCCCGAGACTGATATTGCTGATGTGTCGCTCGAACTGATCGCCGCTATCAAACAGGGCTATCTGACCGTTAAAGCAGCTGGCGTATGGGCCGGTGATGTTGAAACGCCTTCGGTAGAAACACCATCCGAGGGCTCAAAATTCTTTGGGTTTGATTTAGATAACGAATACATCGGCGGGTTCGATGTAGGAGCATGGGGGACTTTACTCTAATGGCAACAAATAACTTTAAAGCGTTCGCGCTTGATCCTAACGCTAACGTTACGCCACAGGCTGACTGGGAGGCGCTCCCGGCTTTGTTGTCTGGCTTTACTGCCGGGAAGGCGTCCAGCGCCCAGGTAAACAAAGCACTTCGTCAGTCGACGACGATTGCCGCGCTGGTGGGGCAGTTTATTGCAAACTCTGGAGCGGATGCGCTGGACAATGCCGACGTTAACGGGCTGGTGACAAAATTCACGAATGCGCTTATCGCAAACCTCCGTTTGGGAGCTGGCGCGCCAGCTATCGGCATTCCATTCTTCTGGCCGTCCTCGGCGATGCCTAATACGGTCATGGATGAATGGGCTGATATGGTCTTCCTTAAATGGAATGGAGCCTCATTCTCTGCGGCTACTTATCCGAAACTGGCGCTTGTTATCCCCAGTCTGAAGCTAAACGATACTCGTGGTGAATTTATCAGGGTCTGGGATGATGGGCGCGGGGTTGATTCAGGTCGCTCCCTATTAACTGCCCAAAATGGACTTTCTTACGACCATAGGCATTTCATGCCGACTACTGCAGGAAGTGGTGGCGATGGTGTTATGACTGCGGTATTTACTGATAACACTACGGCAATTACTTATTATCCTTCCGGAACAAATGAATATAACTTTAACCCCTCAACAGGAACTGTCTTACAGACGTATTCAGCAAGAGCATCAACGGGTTCTGATAAATTTGGTGATGAATCTCGCCCCCGCAATATCGCTTTCAACTTTCTCGTAAGGGCAAAATAATGACTGTTATTTTTGATAAGAAAGGACTTGCTTCCGAACCCGGCACAATTCGCTGCTTTTATTATGACCCTTTCACAAAAGAATATGTCGGTTGGTCTGATGAATACATAAACGTTGGGGTGTCAATGCCTGATAACTCAACTACGGCTGATCCCGGTGCTGAAATCGACGGGAAAGTTTCAGTATTTAGAAATATTGGATGGGAACAAGAAAAAGACTATCGAGGTGAGGTGGTATATTCAACTGATGATGGCAGTCCGTCAGTAGTCGATTATATCGGGGAAATTAAAGCGGGATTTACCACTGTGGTACCAATCACGCCTTATGATGAATGGAATGGCAGTCATTGGGTTACCGATACCAATGCTTTGCACGCTGCTGATGTTGAAGCGGCTGATCAGCAAAAGGCCGCGTTGCTGGCGAAAGCACAGGAATCAATCAGTTTCTGGCAGACTGAATTACAGTTAGGAATTATCACCGATGAAGATAAAGCCAGCCTGATCACGTGGATAAATTACATCAAAGAAGTGAAAGCCGTTGACACATCAACGGCTCCGGGAATTACTTGGCCTACACCTCCGGCGGAGTAGGCCACTCGATATCTGGTGCGCTGGTGGTATCCACTGCTTCCAGTGCATCCAGATAATCAAGCCATGCGTTATACTGTTCTTTCTCCGCGTCCTTCAGGCGGCCCATTGCTGCTTTGCCGGGCCATTGCTTACTGTTTATGTAGTCATTGGCCTGTTCAATACGTGATTGTTTTTCCGCCTCAGCAGTGGACACAAGCTCATCATGTGTTGGTGGTGGAATATCGCCCCAGGCTGGCCGGTTATCTTCCCCACAGATCCTGACTTTACCTTCCGGGGCTAAGCCTGTGTAAATTGAAAAAATCTCACCTGTTACATTTAAACCATCGTCAGGCCAGATATGATTCTTTTTATATGTCTCCTCAAGGTCTGCATCATAAAAAAGATTCAGTGAAGGGCTATAGATATAATTGCTCATAATTAATACCCAAAAACAAAATAAGTAGATGATTGTAGGCGTGTTGGCACATGCGGATAAGGTGCGTTAGACACGTCACGAAAAATAGCCGCGAAACCAGATACAGTCCTCGTGCTGAAAGAAACACTAAACCCCCCATTTTCTGTATCTAAAGGTCCAAAAGCCCCACCTATAATCGAGGAAGGAAATACAATGGGAAAAGTCGCGCTACCTGTTGTGCCTGAACCACCATTCGATACCGACCCCCATTGGATGATGAATGTTCTTTCGGTCGTACCATTCAGAAAAGGAATTTTCAGATACCCGCTACCGGATAAAAGCCCCGTGATACCATTTCGCTTAGAGGCTGTTCCTAAACCGAGGTTTTAGAGAATGAAAAATCATCCCTTGTCTGGCATTGTTTCGGCTTTTGCTTGGGGGGAAACTCGTGCTTATTGGCTACGTTAGGGTGTCAACAAATGACCAGAACACTGCATTGCAGAGAAATGCACTTGATAGCGCAGGATGTGAGCTGATTTTCGAAGATAAGATGAGCGGTAAGACGTCCGACAGACCTGGTCTTAAAAAGGTACTGCGGACGCTATCCCACGGCGACACGCTGGTAGTCTGGAAACTGGACAGGCTTGGCCGCAGCATGCGTCATCTTGTCGTTCTGGTGGAGGAACTGCGCGAGAGGGGGATAAATTTCCGCAGTTTGACCGACAGCATAGACACGTCGACTCCAATGGGGCGATTCTTTTTTCATGTCATGGGTGCACTGGCGGAAATGGAAAGAGAGTTGATTGTCGAGCGTACCCGAGCAGGATTGGCAGCTGCGCGCTCAGAAGGGCGGATCGGTGGCCGGAGGCCTAAATTAACCGATGAGCAGTGGGCTCAGGCAGGTAGATTGATCGCTGCGGGGGAAACGCGCCAGCGTGTGGCAATAATTTACGACGTTGGAGTATCGACACTATACCGCAAATTCCCGGTAGGCAGTGTTTAGACATGATGCAGGCCGCCGGTCAATAATGATACTGACGGCCAGCACAATTTTACAGCCCAACTTGTCGTACAGATGGGAATTCAGATACCAGCCACATATCGGACTCTTCAAACATATCCTCCAGCATGCGGTTCAGCTTTTCCCGATCGCTTTTGCTGGCATCGCTATTCAAGCCGTTCGCCTGCATAGGCTTCACTCTCACTTCGGCATCAGGGAAAATCTGGTGCACCCGCTTCGTCAGTTCTGCCAGGATAATCTCTCTGGCCCCTTCAAGCCCCACTACATTGCGTTTGTCATAAACCAGTTCAACGAACATAAAAGCCTCCGGAAAACCACTGTGGTTGTATACAGTATTTTTGCTTTTACAGCGGCGCTCGTCAAGTATCCGAAACGGTTAGGAGGCTTATGCTGTCGGAACTTCTGAATAGCCTGTTTTGTTCCTCAATCGGGAGCGAAATCAAAATGGGTATCAATTCGGGTATCTATATAGAATTGAAATAAAAAATATAATAATTACATATTGTTATATATTGTGTTTTACTCCTATTATCGGCACCATTCAAGCCTCAAGTCCTCTGGAACACTTTATATTCTAGCTTTACGCCCTTGCTCATTATTTTGAGGTCTAGCGAAGTACCCCTTAATCTACATCTTTTTGGGGGTATATCTGTTCGGTCTAAAGGAGATATCCCCAATGAAGCTAAACGCTCGACAGGTAGGGACCGATACGCGAGTCCGGTACCGGAAACAAGGAATACCAGCAGGTCATTAAACAGTGCGAGGCCTTTCTCAACGCGTACGGTATGAGCCGCTTTGCGCCGCTGGATTATGAACCGTGTGATTTGCCGATTCACTGAATATGTATTGTGCNGGTGATGCATCAGATCAAAGCAAAGGCGAAGCTCCCGGTATCTCCAGCCAGAAATACCGGGAACCTGATGTTACCTGGCGATGAGCGCGAACACGCCCCAGCCAAAATATTCCCGCGCGTAGGTCACGTGGCGTTTCGGCGAGACGTTTAGCTCGGCCCTGACTTCGGCGGCGAAGTCGTCGTCAGGATTGGCCTCCAGCCAGCGGCGCATGGTCAGCCATTTCGCAGCTTCATACCGGTCCCAGCCTTCCTGATCTGCCAGTACCATTTCCACCACGTCGTAGCCGAGGTCGTCGAACGCACTGACAAGCCCTGGCAGCGTCAGGAAATCGCTTGTCGAACTGACGCCGCAGGCCTGGGCAATCTCTTCCGTCGCGGGTAGCTGACGCCAGTAGGGTTCGCCAATAAGCATGATCCCGCCTGGTTTCAGGCTTTGCGCCAGCAGTTCGACGGTCCCGGCAAACCCACCGGCAATCCATGTTGCGCCGACGCAGGCGGCCACATCGCATTTCTCTTCTGCCACATATCCGGCGGCGTCGTTATGAATGAACTGAACCCGGCTGCTGACGCCGAGTTCTTCCGCGCGGCGTCTGGCCTGCTCGCTGAACAACTGGCTCATGTCGATACCGACACCGGTGATGGCGTGATCCCGGGCCCAGGTGCAGAGCATCTCGCCNGAGCCGCTGCCGAGATCAAGAATGCGGGTGCCCGGCTTCATGCGCAGCACACGACCCAGCGTGGCGTACTTCTCTTCGGTGAACGGGTTATGAATACGGTGCTCACTTTCACTAATTGTAAAAATACGTGGGATATCCAATGTGGAATTCCTTTTATTGCGTTGAGTATTAAGAGGAAGTTCCTCTGATGTTTTTGCTTTTACGGCCAGCAAAACAAACAGCTTCCCTTCAAATGTCTTGCTGACTGGCCAGTCGTGGCTTTCAGGAGGAGGA